GGGATTGATTTGTCTGCCTGAAAGGTGATGCGTATAGGCGGACGGATGATGACTTCTCCGCCCAAGATCAAGAACCGCAAATCATAGTTTCGTATGAAGCGGGGGACACTCATGACACTTCAGCCCCGTTTCTCACGCCAATCATGTCCTCGGTCTCCAACATGTACAACCGGCACCTGTCTTTGGCAAAATCATCACGCTGAAACGGGTCAATACCGTTGCCGCTTCGGTCTTCGCAATAAAGATCAAACGGTTGATTCTTGCTCACCATGTGCAACACCCCAACCGATAACTTGACGCCGTGAATCGCCGCGTCTTCATACTCCGCATTAAAAGTCCAGTGCTGGGTTTTGGGGTAGAACCGAAGCGTCAGGACAATTTCAGATTCTTCGAAAAGAACCGTATGCCGCTGAATAGTCTCGCCGGTAATATTGATTATCCGTTTCATAACACTCCCAACCGCTCACCGAATGACGCCAAGAACGACGATGACACCTCCTCGCCCTCCTGAACGCCTTTGTCTGTTTCGCTCTCCTGCTGTCCCTTGTTGCCGCTTGCCGGGTTAGCCGCTGCACGCTTGACGAAGATCGACTCGGCTATTCGAACCTCGCGAACTTCCAGGTTAAATTTCAGGCTGTCTGTCGTGCTGTCGCGCGTATGGTCGATGGAGGTTAGGGCCATGTTACGGTAGGTTCGAAAAGGCGCGTCAATGCGAATCAGAACGTCTGAATAAAACGCGCCTTCAATGAAGTCGATGAACCGCTCAACATTGGTTTTTCCCTCGCTGCCGGTAAACCCTAAGAAGTCAGCGACGGTTTGACGGGTTTTCAAAAGCTGGTCTGCACGATCTATGAGCCCTTGAACGTCGGCGGTTAGTCCGGCAAGCCGGGACAGTTGCGACTGTGTACGCGCCGGGAGATACAAGCCAACAGCACCGACAACCGCCTCGGTCTCTCTGATACGCTCTAACAACGGTGACGAACGGCGATACACGTTCGATACAACGCCCTCGATGCTCATGGATAAAGGGTTGCGTATGATATGATCCGACAACTGCGTGCCGTCTTCAAGAAACGTCGTCGGAATGTCCCGCGTCCGCTTGACGTTTTCGCGCAGCCGGGCCGCCGTGGTGAAGCCGCCGATACCAACTTCTTCGGTTTCGTCGTCCTTGAATTGGCCGTTAATAAAATCACGGATGGCTGCCATCACATACCGCCCCTGTCCGTCTGCGCTTTTGCGTCATCGAGTTGCTGTTGTAATTCGCTGACCGTCACCTCCCCGGCTCTTACCGGGTCGCTGGTGGTGACGTTGATCTGCACGTCTTGCTGCGTAGAACGATTGCTCGTCTGTTGTGTCGTATTGCCTGGCAGAAAAGCGCCCTTGTCCTGCCGGCCATCCGGGGGTTTGGTTTCGATACCAACCATATCTTTCATCCAGTCCGGTATTACATCCAAAAGCACCCCCTTGGCCCACTCAAAAACGCCGCCAAACATGCCCATGAAAAGCTCGCGCATGGTGTCAATCCAAATGGAGAACGCGGCCCCAAGATCGTCTAGGCCTTCTGAAAAGTTGCCCGTCAGAATGCCACCTATGCCAGAAAACAGCCCACCGATAGACGCAAGAAAACCGCCGGCAATATCCATCAGAAAGCCGAACATGTCCTTGAACCCGTCAACTATCCCTTGGAGAACTGGCTGGATATCGAACCCGAAGAACTCCAGGAAGAAATTCCGAATAACAGATTGGCCGCCTTGAAAAGCAACAATCAGATCATCGACAACGAACAGCAAAGCGGCAATGCCAGCGGCAATCAGAACAGCAGGCGACAACAGAAAGCCAAGGGCTCCCGCCCAGCCCAATGTCGCAACCTTGAGCGCTACAAAAGCAGCCGCGCCAGAAGCCAACAAAGGCCAAACGCGCCCGATCATCTCCATGAAATCTGACAACATACCAACGGCAAATTTGATCCCGTTGACGATCCAGTCCCGGTTTTTTGCTAACAAGTCGGTGAACATCTCCACCATGTTTTTCAGTTCAGGCCCAAGCCCGACAGCGACAAGTCGCCGCACCCCGTCCATGGCGTACCGCATGCCCGTCATGGCGTCGTTGTACTCCGCGGCGAACATAGTTTGCTCTTCCGTCAAAATGCCAAGTTCCCTGGCTCTTTGTGACAAGCTTGCCATTTCTCCCGATGTGTGGTTCAGCATGGTAATTAATGACGGTTCAATCCCTAACTTCTGCGCAAAGGATTGTTGTTCAGCCTTCGACAAGTTAAGCCGCTCAAAACTGTAGCGCACGTCGTCAAGCACCTCTGCCGCGTTCTTTACATCGCCGTTACTGTCACGGACAGAGATACCAAGCCGCGCAAAGTCTTCACTGCCTTGCTGTGCCGCCTCGCCAATAATCTTGGACAGCTCCACCATGGATTGATCAAGCGCTCCAATATCGGAGTTGCTGACAGATGCGATATACCGCAGCTCTTGAAGCCGTTCGACAGCGACGCCGGTCTCCGCAGCCAGGTTAATAAGGGATTGCTCCCCGGCCAGAACACTACTCGTCCAGCTGGCTATAGCAACCCCAGAAGCAGCAACGGCCGCCGTCATACCGGCAAGAAGCCCGATGCCCTTAGCAAGAGAAGCGTTGTACTTGTTGAGCGGCCCTTCAGAACCAACAAATTTAAACTCGGTTATGAGCTCTGTCACAACCCCCATACTCTACCTTTCTTTCTCCGCTTTCCACCTGATGTGGCGCTCTATTGCTGCGCCCATGGCTTCGTACTCCAAGGCGTCCAGAAATTCCGGCGTGTCCCACTCTTGAATTTGTTCCGGTGTCCCGTAACCTTGTTTGCTTAGATATAACACGGCCATGGCGTCGTCATCAAGATTAGTGGTGGCTATATAACCAGTTTCGACAGCGGGAGCATAGACTTTCAGCTTCCACTGAACCCGGACAAAAAAGGGTAGCTGATAGCTCCCATCATGGTTTGAATGAAAAGCATGTAGTCTTCGGGGTATTCGTCCCAATGCTCTTTGCGTTTGCTTAACAAGTCGCCGTCGAACATCACGCAGTTGTTAATCACCTTCTCCACCTCGGCCCACTCCGGGGACTCAAGAAACCACAAATCACCTCGCTGGAGTTCATTCTGAACGTGAGTGAAAAAAGCGAAAACTTTGCGGCGCTTGACGTGAGTCAGGCTTGTCAAGTGGTACTCTCTGCCGTGGATCTCTGCGCATTGGTCTTCATGGACAGCCTTCATCATAGCCTGCGCTTGCGCTGCTTTTTCTTCCATTAGAACCCCCTTACAGGTTGCGGCTGGCTTCGCGGAACTGGATAACGTACTCCATAACCGCGTTGCCGTCGGTGTCGTTCTGCGTGTCTGTCGGCTGGGTGGTAAAACTCCCACCTTCCAGAAGCCAGGACTGTTCAGCGTCTTGATCGTCGCGGCTGTAGGCGGTTTTTGCGGAGCCATTGACGATAGAGGGTGGAGATTGCCGCAAAAGGTTGTTCAGAAACGAGTCGGAATCACTGTATTTCTGAACCTTCACCGTCAAATCATAAACGCCCTTGTCGGCACGTTCGTTGATGTTCAGGCCGCCGTTGATAGCGTTGTTTCGTCCTGTCGCCGGGTTAACGGGTGCCAAGATAATAACATCCCCCGCAACCATGTCGGTGATGGCTGTGCCATTCAATACGAGGGTTGTAGCGTCAGCGGGTAAAGCGATAATTGCCATTTTTTATGCTCCTTTTAACGGTTCACGGTAACGATCAAGTCCACCGAATGAACGGCCCCGGCCAGTTTTACTGCGCCTTGAATAACCGGGCTCTCCCGGGACTCCCGGCTCGATTGGGATTGATCCGCAAGCCTACCGGCCAACCAATAAAAACCATTGTCAAGGATGTTCTGCTCGAAGTTTTTACGGTTGCCAAAGTAATCCGGGCTTGTCCATGTCCCTGGAGCCGCGACACCCGCCCGGACAAACTGGCGAGTCGTCTTCTCGGCTTGATCAACAAGCTGTGCAATCCCGCGCCGTGTCTGCGGGATTTTGGTTGCTGTTAATTTTAGCAGGTTGTACATGTCAACCTGGAGGTAATCCACAAAGGCAATCAAATTGTAACGTTCGTCGGTGAAATTGTTCGCCCCGCTGGTTAGGATGCAAGGCGTTAATTTGATGGTGGTGTAAATATCAAGGCCAACCGTCTGCGCTTTGTTCACTTCCGTCTGGGTGTATTCTTCTGCCGCAACGCTCAATTCTTTCAGGTGCATAGTAAGTGCGGAGTTTTCAGCGGCAAAGTTCACCGTATGCGTTCGTGCCATGTAGGACGCGGCCATTTTTCTGTTACCGGCCTTGCTGTACAACATCCTGTAGTTGTCCAGGCTTGATAATTTAATGTCCCAAACGACATTCGCCGGGTCCACCTCAAGATTGTCCAGGCTGTCAAACACATCATACATAAGAACGCTGTTAGCCTGCGCCCATTCTGCGAGGTCTTTTGATTCAATATCGGTGGGATTGTCGATGAACATAGCGCCACGAAATTTCACCT